AGTCGCGGCCATGATGTTCCAATCGAACATTGGAAGAAGTTTTCGTCGTATCTATGGATAACAAAGACGAAATCTAACACCATGGAAGCTAATATACTTAGCAGGTACAATCTATTCCGTAAATTGCTGGACTACCGTCCGTTACAAGAATTAACTGCACACTCCCAAGAAGATTTAGAGAGGCTAGCAATGCTAGTCCAGACTAGGAACCTTCCAACCGGAGGTTCACGGGCGAGACAGAAAGCTCTAGATAAATTTAGAGACACTGTTACTCTCCCACCGTCTGTCCTTCCAAAGACCCTAGAGAAGATCAAAAGATCTTCCTTTAGGATAGGAGGCACTCTTAGAAGTTTCTTTTGGGCTGAGGGAGAATCTCCCACAGCGGAAACTCATATATCACTGTCAGCCGCGGGTGATTATATCACTCCTGCCCAATCGGGCGGCCGCGGAAAGACCATTTTGGACTGTGTCCGGAAGTGGCTTTTAGAAGTACCAGAGCAGGATGGAGAAATCCTCCTCCCTCTTGGTTACAAACTAACTGACAAAGCTGGCATACATCGTTGGAAGACATGGGGTAGAGGGAGCGATTATAAAACTCCCTCCACGGCCGTCTTCGGCGAGTTGCGAACAGAAGAAGAGGATAGAGAGTGTGTCCCAACCTACGATCGTAGGTGGGGGTTTGATGAGACCCTCGGATTCCAAATCTATCTTATTGCTTTACTAGAAGCGAAATTATTCGGCGTTTTCACAGAAGATCTTCTGTTAAATCCCGATTGTCCTGCTATCCCAGCAAAGGTTAACACCATCCCTGAAACGGGAGGTAAGGTGCGTGTTATCACCCAGACATTGTGGTGGAACATCATCCTTCAACAACCTTGCGGCCATTTCTTGAGAAAATTGCTTGAAAAGCATCCTTTCTCTCGAGATGGTTTAAAGAAGCAAAATCAGGGTGCCTTAGTCATTTCTCGACTAGAAAAGGTTCCTTTGAGTATACTCACAGATCCAGAGTATATGATTCTCTCGTCTGACTTGCAAGAGTCGACAGATGTCATACAATGGTCTGTGGCACGGTCACTACTAAGTGGCCTGGGCAGCAAGTTTAACCTATTAGGGTTAACAGACACTGACCCAACTCCATATTCGATCGCCGTTCAGTTAGTTACATCGCGTAGACTCTTTCAAGTCTATGATGGTCCCTTTCTGATGGACGAGTATGAATCTGCAAGAGGTATAATGATGGGTGAACCAATGGCAAAAGCCATTTTAACCCTCCTTAACCTTGCGTGTGAAGAAGATGCCTACCACTCCATCGAGTTTCCGGATCCGGATCCCGAGAAGAGGCCGGTTGAGGAAGTTCCAGACCCTCCAGTTTTCTGGGAGTCTTGGCGTGTCGTCTCCGTAGTAGGAGACGATCACGTTGCTCTTGGCAAACTTCCCTATCTTCAAAATATAACTTCTAATCACATCGAATTTGGCTCGAGGATTTCCCTCGATAAGCACGCCATTTGTGACGTGGTCAAATTTTGTGAGGAAGTCATACGATTGCCCAGGCAGCCGACAGGTGATTCACCAATATCGTTGACTGTCGAATCGTTTAAACTTAGATACCTAAATCCATTTTCAACCTCATCAGAATTTGATGAGGAATCGAATCCGATATTTGGAAAAGGCTCTAATTTATTTGAAAAGCTACGCAGTTTTAAGTCCGATAGACTCAAGAGCGATAGTTTCTTCAGATTAGTACGAGGTAGGTTCTTGGCACGTATGGCTAAGCACCTACCCCGCAATCCTTATGCTACCGCAATCCTCAATCTGCCAGTAGGCTTGGGGGGTATTGGTATCTATAGGGATTACAGAGATCTGGAATTCGTGATAGACGATGTTCCGGGTTCGGTTAGAACCGCTCTGGTTCGCTTCGCCCAAAACGAGGTCAACAAAACAGAGCTCTCTGCACTAAATCGCTTTGCACAGCCAAAGACCAAACGTGGTTTCACTATTGTGTCCCAGTTTGCTGAGTCTGTTGCAAAGTACGGGCTCGTCGATACGTGTGTGGCTCTAGATCTGCCACCACCCGAAGAGCAACGTGTGTCAGAAATTCTTGAACAGCGGATCCACTCAATGCATGGAATGGTACCCGCAGGAGCCATTAGAGACTCCTATATTCTAGAACTTGAGTCTGACGGATGGATCACTGAGGACTATGTCATCGACATGGTTCTCCGTGGTTCGACGTTTAGCGAGATAATGCTAGGGGCAATGCCCACCAGATTCAAGTCACGCGAGTGGTGGCTGAGATTGTATGAGTTGCTATCAGCACTCACACCTCCAGATCAGGAGGCACCTTCTCACAAAACGCCGCTATGCGAAGGGGAATTAGATCTAATTCCTTTTGATGAAGTGTGTTGGGATGAATATCCCAACCTTGTCGGACCCGAACCGATGTCGTC